CACTCAGGTCCTTCTGCATTAACACCAACAGCACATTCATATAGAATTGGATTCATTTGAATGATACGTACAAGTGGTAGGAAATACATTCGAACAATGAGTTGTAAAGCTATGGGAGCCCCTTGAAAGACTCGAACCTTATCTTTTGTAACAGCAGTTGGTTCATCTTTCAAACATGACTTCCAAATCATGTAACAACGTTTACCGGAACGAAGAATTTCGATACACTCTTCAAATTCATCCCAAATTTCCTGAATAAAAGTACGAGGACGTGGGATGTCCGGATAATCCTTCGGATCCAAATCAACCAAATATGGTTTCTTGGTTCCACTCAAAGGATAACCGGGTGATGTATTAAAATTCATCGCATCGATAAATTTGACTCCCGTTTGACCACAAACAGTTTCGACTCTGCTAAGAGGTTTGACATCAAACAATTCAGGAATACGACTTTTAAGACCTGTCGTTAATTCCTTCATTGAACGAACTGATTGTGAAAGCACACTACCGAGGGGTAAGCTCGGAATAGCAGCATGTGCTAGTGTGGCTTGGAACGGATAGTTACCCTTTCCTTTAAATTTCGGAGGTCCCCATTGTTGTGGAACATTGAAGACTTCAGCAACAGCATCTGAAATTAAAGTGGGGGCTACATTACTGTGTGGTGTCGCAGCACCTGGAGAGGCACCATAGACATCAATACAAGATCCCTCAGTAAGAAAGTTCACAGCACTCTTTGGGTGGATTGTTGGTCCATCAAATAAGTTTTTGCCATAAACTTCACCTCTAAAGTCTCCCATATTTGGTAGAATACCACTAGAAGCGGAGAGTACGACCCCATCAGTTGATGCCAGTTCTTGGAGAGCGAGGTTAGCTTGGTCAATGGTTAAAGTACCACATCCACCAAGTTTGCCCTTTCCTCCTAAATGAAAACCCATAATCATGGACCCTCTAGCATTACTAATAACAGGGGACATACACATACCATTCTGAGTTTCTATTGGTAATGTATAATAACTACCCATAAAGGAAGTCTTTGTGTGGGATACCATGCATGATCCTCGAAACAATGTATCAACAGTACGTAACGAGGTATCCATGATATCACGGGTAACAAGTTTTGCTGGGGTTCTTCGTAAAACATTACTCTCAGGCAAAAATTTCCGGAAATCCTTCATTGATCCTCCACTTGTAATATAACAAAGTGTAAAATCAGTTGTAGGGATATGAACACGGAAACTCTTGGAGATTTTATCACGAAAATAACTTCCAACCTTTCCTTCAGTAGTACGGTAACAGCGAATAGAAATATCCCTATCACCATGCTCTGAAACAAAATGGTCTGGTAGTAACATAAAGTTGGAAGTTAAATAGAATCCAAGCGTTGTCTTGCGGGTGTCAGAAACAACTCCAACTAAGTTTGTTCGCATGGCTTGTGCGAGGTTCTCAGCAGTTGTTGTTTTTGAGGGTTCAGACATAGGAAGAGGTACAGTTTCAGCACTTAACCAGGGATTGACCCTGTCATTGCGTTCTTTAACTTCTTCATATGAATCCGGGTTGAGTCCAGTTTGCATGTCAAGATTCCTATTGTACCGTGCACGCATGGCCATCAAAATGACGCCAATTGCACCTAATCCAATAATAGCATATTTGAATTGCCACTGCTGTGTATAAGTACGAACAACATCCTTTAATTCCAGAATTCGATCACGGACCATAATCTGGTATGTTTGGATAGTTGTACAAGTAAAAAGATACATACTAAACAAAGCAAGTAACAACCATAAAATGCTTAAAGCAGGATACGATAACATTAAGGTAAACATAACAATAGCAAGTAGGCAGTTTCCAGAGAATAAACTCTGCCTCAGGTCTTCACGCCAAAAGATAAGTCCAAACTTCAAAATACGGGGATGGCAGATAATACGTTCTGGGAGAAGATCAAATCTTTCCCACCAGGAACAAATAGTACTAGCTGCTAAAACAGTAGAAGTCTGAGCTTGTTCATAATAGCGTTGAATAGCCTGAGCTCGTCGATGAAAGTAGTTGCATGAAAATCTTTCCATGAACGACCCAAATTTGCCTGAGTGTGGTTCAAGTACTTCACACTCTTTCTTTTCTTCTTTAACTGGTGCACATCCACAATAAAGTAATCCACATCTGGTACATTTATCGGGCACTTTTTCTTGGTTGGCTATAAGTTGACCTTCCGCAGTAAAATGCTTTTTGGATGTAATTTGCACCCACCTCAAGTACTCAAAAATAGAAACGTTCTTGAGAAGTTTTCCTTCAAATCTCTCTGGCGTCATAGCATCGAGATTGACATTTTTCTTGTTTTGAGCAGTGTAGCTACGTACAGTTAAATTCCAAACGTCTGGGCAAGGAGTGGGGCCATATTTAGCCTCAATCTTATGCTTAGACAAAATACCTTTCTCACAAAATTCTTTCTTTGGAACAACTTTAACGTGATACATACGTCGAAGAATAGATTCAGGTTCATTAGAATATTTCGCAGCATTAAGATGTTCAACGTTAGTAGAAACAATACAAAAGTACGGGTTTAAAGAAACCTTTCCTTTCAAAAATACATCAGCCATAGGAGCTAAGTACTTAATATTGTTAATGACTTGAATCAAACGGTAAGCTGGAGAAAAATCCATGAAATCTTCTTTGGTGTTGGCAAAGTCATCAAAAATGATAGCATTGATGTGTGAACGAACAGATGATGCATATTTATCATTATCCGCCCATACAGCAATACGATCTTTGTCGGCACTCAAGTCGTTGTAGATGAGACCTGCATTTACCGTTAAATTGGTAATGGTTGATTTCCCACATCCTGATTGCCCAAAAAGACAAACAGCAAAGGGAGCAATACGCAGACCTCCTCGTGTTCGCAATTGAATGAACTCAGTTTCAAATCCCCTAAGCTTATCTAAACGATCACCAACGTACTTTCTTTCGAAGACCTGGGAGCGTTTGATAAATTTGAGAAGATTATCACCAAATTCAATCGCTTTCTTGAGTTGGTTTTCATATTCGTTATCGTCAATTTCAGTATACTCTCGTAAGTTTCCAGCCAAGGCATATCCATGCCAAGACCGAATATTGTTATATTGAGTATCAAATTCCGAAATCTTGTCATCCTCCATAAAGAAGGCTGAGACGTCACCAGTATGATAAACTCTCCATCCTCCCTTCATAAATCCAGAAACAGCTTCATAGAAAGCCTCAAAAACATCAGAGGCTGCAAGTTGCTTCTTACAAACAATGGGAGTGAAGAGTGCCACATTGCCAAGCTTGAAATTCAAGTCAGCTGTAGCACACATACCGGAGGAAACGATAATATTAATCAGATGTGTGAATTTCCTAGCAATGCTGGAATTGCGAAACTCTTTCCAATTAGAAAATGCACTTTCCATAGCTTGATGCCAAGGAATAGCTTCTTCTCCATCTTGAGGATAG